TTAAACCAAGATACGCAGCATACGACGCAGAGGCTCAGCAGCCCCCCATAATAATTGGTCACCTACAGTAAAAGCCGACAAATACTCTGGCCCCATATTCAGCTTACGTAAACGCCCTACAGGAGTATTCAAAGTTCCCGTTACCGCCGCCGGGGTTAATTCGCGCATACTCAATTCGCGATCATTTGGAATAACACGAACCCAGTCATTATGCGCAGCCAGTAATTGCTCAATTTCAGGAATCGAAATATCTTTTTTCAATTTCAGAGTAAATGCCTGACTATGGCAACGCAGCGCCCCGATACGCACACACAAGCCATCAACAGTAATGATATTACCGGTATTGAGGATCTTATTAGTCTCTGCCTGCCCTTTCCACTCTTCACGGCTTTGGCCGTTATCAAGTTGTTTATCAATCCACGGAATCAAACTACCAGCCAACGGTACACCAAATTGCTCAGTTGGCATAACTCCGCTACGAGTGAAATCCGTTACTTTCCTTTCAATATCCAAAATAGCCGATGCCGGATCTTGCAGCTCTTTTGCTACCTGGGTATGTAAAGCTCCCATCTGCACCAGAAGTTCACGCATATGGCGAGCACCCGCACCAGAAGCAGCCTGATAAGTTGCAACAGAAGCCCATTCAACCAAATCATTGGCAAACAAACCGCCCAAAGACATCAACATTAGGCTAACGGTACAATTACCACCAACAAAAGTTTTTATACCCTTATTAAGACCTTCCTGAATATGAGCATGGTTAACCGGATCAAGAATAATGATGGAATCATCATTCATACGCAACGCTGAAGCTGCATCAATCCAATATCCCTGCCAACCTGTTGCTCTTAACTTTGGATAAATTTCATTAGTATAATCTCCACCCTGGCAACTAATAATAATATCCAAAGCACCAAGGGCTTCGATATCGAAAGCATTCTGTAATGTACCTTGTTGGCCAGTAAAATCAGGAGCCGGCTGTCCGTGTTGTGATGTTGTAAAGAATACAGGGCGAATAGCATCAAAATCCCTCTCTTCAACCATACGTTGCATTAATACGGAGCCAACCATACCGCGCCAGCCGATAAAACCCACATTTTTCATCATTATTGTCCTGCCTTGGTGAGTGTTGTTCAGAAATTCTGATTGCACTAAAGCTGACAAAATATAGCCGGAGACGCAAGTGAATTTATTAGCTATTCATAAGATATTTAGTCATGTTATAGAAAATCGGAAATACAATAAAAAGCCACCTATCGGTGGCAAACATTTACAGCTAACTTGTGACTCTTCAAGCTAAATTCAACTGAGTTTTAGACTTTTCTTTGGGATGTGGTTTCACACTGACCACTTCACCCGGCTTGGAAATAAAGCGAACAAATGTTTCATGACTGACGAAGGTTGCTCCACAATTAATATTTTGGCACTGGTTGTAACGTTCTTTTGTCTGACTGGAATGCTCAAAGCTGCTGCGTGCATGAGCAGCTTTACCACAAAGAGGACACTTGATCATATTTCTTACCCTTAACTAAAACATGAAGTCTCATTTCGCGAACAATATAGCAACAAGGTCTTATTTAAAGAATAATTATTTCATATCGAGATCATCAATTTTTAATTCCAGAGTCAGCGCCGTTGTAAAACCACCGCTAGATCCATTCATCGTGTGAGTAACTTTTGTTAACGTCCATTCTGTTTCATCTATTTCAGGTTTAAAGCCAATGACTTTTATCGGTACTTCGGGGTAAAGATCTGCACGTCCTTGAGCTAGTTGAATTGAAAATGTCGCCGTACCACGTTGTATTTTTTCCCAAGTAGCTTTGGCAGCACGCTTAGCGCTGGCTTCATCAGCATAAACACGGGAAAGCTCCAGTACATTATCCTTACTACCAATCAAATATGATTTTGAGCTACCAGTACCTCGTTGAACTACCAAAATGTGTTTTTTATCCGGTTTACGGGTATCCAACCAATTTGCCACCACGCCGGTATAAGCCTCACGATCAGACAGAGTAAAATTATGGCTGTCCCCTAACCGACGAGTGATCACTAATGCAGAGATAACTTGACCGCTGGCTGTTTTGTTCTGCCCTTGCCGAATAAATATCAATTTGCCATTTTTTACTGAGGCAATTGCCCCTTCCTGATTTGCCAACCGGGTAAGAAAGCTGCCATCAGACTCATTTGTCTGATCGATGTGATTAATAAATACCTTCGCTATATCCTTATGCAAATCAGCGGTAAGGTTATTTCTGGCAGCAATAGTCTGGACAATCTCACCTATCGTTTTCTCATGATAAGATACTTCACGTCTCATATTGAGAGATTCACGAAAATCAGCACTACGGGCACGGATAGTTAATTTATCCGGTGTTCCACTGTGCTCAATTTCATCCACAGTAAAACGCCCCTTATCGATAAGGGGCTGATCACGCCACCCTAATGCCAATGAAATCACATTACCTCGAGAAGGTAACATCAAGCTTCCATCTGCATCATCCAGTTCAATATCAAGCTGATCGGCCTCAAAACCGCGATTATCCGTCATCGTCAGTGATATCAGGCGCGATTGAATGCGCCCGCTGATATCTTTATTATCAATTTCCAGAAGAAATCCCGGTGCACTGCCTTTTTCTGGAACCCTGTCAAATTCAGACATCATCCAATACCTCTTTCTTTGACTCTACCCACCAAATTTTCTGTAAGCATGGAGAACTGGTTCTGAAGATCACCGAACATTTCACCCAAGGAACTATCAACTCGCCGCAATTTCAAAGTAAAATCAATTTTGCGAGCAGCACCATTCGACATAAGTTCCGTTTTTGTCTGATCGATACTCTCAATGATAAACATGCCGTAAACCGTACCACTACCATCTATAAAGGACCAGGCTTTACCGCTATCAGCCATAACCTGTAGAGCCACCAATGATAAACGACCACCAGTAATTTCTGGATATAACGAGCCTGAAAGTATCATTGTGTCGTTATCCGGCCCCAGAAATTGCCCGGCAGGCCGAAGCCCGATACGGCTGTTAAAAGCATGTCTCCATGACTGCTGATATTGCAGACTCTGATATGGCGTGGTTTTCAACATAAAAACAAATAAACCCAGTGCTGCCATCATAATTAGAATTCTCCTCTATCAGAGAATGAACTGCGTAAACGAGCTTGCTGTTTACGATCCCGATCATCCAGTTCGCGCCTGACCATTGCAGCGATATCCTGCGCAGACTGCTCTGGAGCGCCATAGATATTTATATGATAGACCGGGGATTCACTAAGGTAATGTACCTGGCGCTTCTCTGTTTTCTCCTGAATCTGTGGATACGCCTGAACAGGTAAACTCTGAATATGCAACGGTGCTGTTCTAGCTGCCGCAGAAGACGCCATTACACTTAAAGAAAAGGCAGCAGCGGCTGCAAGTTTAGCCGTCTGACGTCGACTAATAATATTAACAGGGCCTGTTACAATCTCCGGTCCATATTCACCAACAATACCAAATCCACCAACAGGAATAATTCCACCTTTGTCGTGTTTAGGCAGAACCGAACTGACATTAGGAGCCATGTTATTACCGGCACCTTTTGCAATATCTTCCCTTGGCCTCATCCAATCAGGGATATACTCAGACAATGAGGTTAGTTTCTTTTTCAATGCCTCCCATTTTTCATTAATCCCTTCCAATAAACTGTTAATTATCGCTGTACCAACCTCTTTAAATTTACTGGGCAGATTCATTACATCATTAATAATTTCATTCCATTTATCCGAGATCGATATTTTAATATTCTCCCAGATATCCAATGTATTTTGTTTAACTAATTCCCAGGCATTACTTATATTATTTTTAATATTCTCCCAGATTTGTAACGCACTCTGTTTAATTGACTCCCATTTCTCATTCAAGCTAATTTTAATATTTTCCCAAAGCTGAGAAAATTTCGGTCCCAATGTTTCCCAATTTTGCCAAATATAAACAGCCGCCATAGAAATTAAACCAACAATCGCGAGGATTGGGTTAGCCATCATCAGACGACCCACTATCATCATGGTACTTCCCAACATTTTCAGAGCATTTCCAACTAACCCAAAAGCTCTCACACCAGTACTGCCAAAGAGGGTAAGACTATATTTCGCTACAGCTAATGGCAGTAATATTGAAGCAATCGCCTGCGCTAATGCGCCAAAAACAGTTAACATCCCTCCAACAGCCATCGTGATAGTCGCAAGCATTGCAGCCAGACGAGGGTTGGCTTCCATCCATTCACTTACTTTATTAACGACATTTGTCACTTGTTGAGTGACCTCTCTTAAAGGCCCCTCTACACCGGAAAATGTCTGAACGCCCAGATCACTCCAAGCGGCATTAAGCTTTTGAATATCACCGGTAAGGCTATTCGTCATTACTGATGCAACTTTTTGGGATTCACCTTGAACATTTTTTAGTGTAGCGATAAAAGCTTGCAATCCTCCCTGCCCTGCCTGATTTACCAACACATCCAAAGCAAGTGCGGCCTTTTCACCACCAATTGCGGTGAAATAACTTGTACGTTGTTTGCTGCTCATTGAGCGAGTTTTATCATCCAGTTCAACGAGGATATCGGGTAATTGGCGTAAATTACCTTTAGCATCACGAGTTTTAATATTAAGTTTTTCCAATGCAGTAGCAGCAACTTTAGGTGGTTCAGCCAACCGTTCCAGCACACTATTCAGAATCTCTCCAGCTTCACTTCCTTGTATATTGGTGTCACTCAGCTTTCTTATCGCTGCTGCAACGGTTTCAATATCAATCCCCAAAGAAGTCGCTGTCGGAGCAACAAATTTCATGGTGTCACCCAATGTCGCCAACGTCGTTTTTGAACCAGTGAATGTTGCTGTTAAAACATCACTAACATGGCTCATCTCTTCGGATTGTAATTTGAATCCTTCCAATACATTAGTACTAATATCAACCACTTCATCAAAATCTGTACCACTTGCCTGCGACATTAATACCGTACCGGGCATCATATTCTTTATCTGATCAGGGGAATAACCCTTGGATGCATAAAGGCTCTGTCCCTGTGCAATCTGACTGGCAGCAACCCCGGTGCTTTTACTCAACTCACGGCTTTGGTTGAGCAACATAGCGTATTCAGGAGAGTTTTTTTCAATATTAGTTTGTGCCTGAATTTTAGACATCTGAGCATTAAGATCATAACCCGGCATCAGAAAGTTTTTACTGGTTGTCATTATCTTAACGCCTACCAACTTCGCATTAGCGCCATATTGGCTAATACGATCACGCAAATCTTTTACTTTGCTATAACGGCTTTCACTACGATTTTCTTCTTTGTTGCTACTGGGTTGCGCAGTTTCCTGCGCATATTCAGGAGCAGAATAAGGTTTAATTGCTTCCCAAGTCTGATTTAACTGCTTGAGTTCACCACGGTTTTGCCGGATGGAATCCGCCAACCTTCTATTATTTTGCTGTGCGGATTTCAAGACGCTGGTCAGCTTATTAACGGACTGTATTACCAATTTAAGCTGTAACTGTGTATTACTCATTTTCTGCACCACTTCGTAAGATGGCCCGATGTCGCCAGTCCAGTAATTCCGTCAGTGACATTTCACTTGTCATTGCCGGAGACCAGTGGAAAACGGTGGCAATATCTGCCACCAAGTCATCTACGGTTAGTCGGCCTGGAAACCGGACTTCGCCGACTTCGGTAACAAAAAATTGACCACCTCAACACTGAGATTAATCAGATCGCCGGGTGTCATTGCCAACAGGTCGCTTTTAGTGAGAGCCGGAGTGGTAACGCGTGGCAAAACTAACATCATTGAGTCCACATCCATCTCCAGCAAAGCCTGTAGCCGAGCACCACGCAGCGCTCCACTGTTAGGTTTGCGCACCACCACTTCAGTGATGTTGCTATTACCACGTGCAAGTGGTTCTTCTAATACGATTGTGCGCTGCTCGTCGTTTTGAGTAATGAGTGTTTCTGTCATGGTTCAACCTTGTTTATCCGATTAGATTAAAGACCCATAGCGCGGCGATGATCTGCCAGACGATCCTCACCATTAACAACTTCAACCATGTTAACGGTATCCACTTCGATCAGAACTTCACCATCCCACGTCAGTTTGAAATAGGTGTTTTTAGCACTGATTTTGGTCTGGGTGTTATCCCCTTGCTTATAAGTACCATGGTCAAACTCATGGAAGCGGCCACGCATCACAATTTCAACAGCAATCACATCATTGGTATCATCGCGCTGGTAGGAACCCGCAAAACGCAACATTACGCCGTCGGCTTTAGTTATTCCCCACTGCCGATAATGCTGAGCTTCCATACCTCCCAAAGTAAATTCAACATCTAATGCACCTTCATCCAGGCCCAAGTCCACTGTCGCGCTACCGTTCATACCACCGCCACGATAGGTTTCTAGTTTACGACTCAGCTTAGGCAGAATAAGTTCTTCCACTATTCCCTGATAACTATTGCCGTCATTAAACAAGTTCAGGTATTTAAGTTTGCGAGGTAATGCCATCTGTGTCCCCTTAGCCGTTTATGCTTTTCGCGAAATCCATCAGGTAACGATCTGTAATACGCTGGCGTAACATCATATTTTCCAGTGGTGGTACAGGTGTGTAGTCGTAATCGAGGGTCAATTTACCCGCTTTCAGAGTGTCTTTATCATTGGCATTTTCGTCGTACCAGCATTTACCATCAATGATGTACCCCCCGGACCTCAATTCACGGAACTTGGCGTTAACACCTTCGATAATGTCTCGTACCAGTGAAGCAGTCAGTGGCTTATCGATTGCCCACATATGTGCTTCCGCCATGGTATCAGCCAGCACCTGAGCAGTGCGGGTGTAACTTTCGAACTGGAACAGTGGGTCATCAGCGCAGGTACGGGAACCCCAAAAACGGAATCCGTTCTTGCGGATAAGTGTCGTGATACCTTTTTCGTTTAGATAACCGGCATCAGTTGCTGGATCTTGCAGATCCCAAAATACGTCTGCTGAAATACCAGTCACACCATTGACACCGATGTTTGACAGCGTTTTATGCCAACCGGTTTCTTCATCAATTTTTGCCCGCAAGCCCAGTGCACGGGCAGTAGCATAGGCGGTAGCTTCTTTTTTGGAAACAGTGTCCCAACTCAAGAAATCAGGCCAAATCAGCATCACTTCTCGCTGACCGAAGTTTTTACGATATTCAGCAACTTCTTCTTTATTCTTACAACCATAAGCACTGATATAAGCCATTGCTCTTAGTTTTTGTGCAATACTCGCCAGTTCAACAGCAACAGCTTTTGTATCCAGCCCAGGAACCCCCAGAATACGTGGCTTCACACCTAATTGGCCTTGTGCTGCCAACAGTGCCTGCATGCCGGTTTTCTTACCTTCACTCGTCGTAGTGCCAATGATGTTAGTGGTGGTATCACCTTCCGTTTCACCTTGTTCTACACGGACAACAACAGTAACGGGTTTAGCCTGGTCTGCGATAGCTTTGAGTGCCTGAGGCAATGTACCGGCGTCACCCGCTTTGCCAATTGCCATAGAAACGTCAGTAATCAAAACCGGGGTATTTAATGGAAAAGCTTCTGCGTCTGCTTTAGGGCCAGTACAGACCATACCAACAATAGCGGTGCTAATTGTGGTGATGGTGCGTGTACCTTCGTTAATTTCCTGTACACGGACGCCATGATGATAATCTTGTGCCATATTAGCGGTTCTCCTATTAAGGTGTCCCGCTATGTTGAGGTATCCAAGTTATTAAATCATTCGATTAGAAATGTATGGCAGATGATACAAATCAGGTTGGTTAATTTATTGTTTTTTCTAAAAATTTAAATGTAAGTGTTTTATAGATAGCAGGAAATGGAGCTTCTATAAGTCAATGCATATTTCTTATTGTTGGGAATTTTTACTTCTGCTTATCAATTGTTTTTTTACAGATTTTTCCTGCAAAAATAGATTGTAATTTATACATATCAACACATTTCTCTGTAAATCACTGTTCTGGTCATTTGTTGACACCCGAATATAGCTAATTTTTCCCACATGTAACCCTGCCGAGTGCCAATAAGAGACTATTCTTTCGGATATTTCACAGATCAGTGAGTTTTGAAAAATCTTGGTTTGGTGGAAGACATTATTAACACACTATATCCTGTAGGAATTGTGGTTTGGTTTGCTCAAAATAAAAACCCAAATGTACTGTTTCCAGGTACTACATGGAAATATATTGATGAAAATAAAACAGTTCGATTGGCTAGCGCTAATGGCTCTGATATTTTGTCAACAGGTGGTAACGATTTGATAACTCTGACAGTGGCGCAAATGCCAGCACATAATCATATATTTTCAGGAATGACAGACATATTTGATTATGGTACTCGAACCACTAATACCACCGGAGAGCACAAACATGATAGCGGGTGGGGTGAAACTTCTGGTGGGCGTTATGGCTATTATGACGATTCTAGAAACAATATTGGGTCAGCGAAGACAGATTCTGACAATTACAAATTTAACACTAGCATTGATGGCGCCCATACCCATACGGTATCAATAGGACCACATAACCATACAATTTCAGGTAATACAGAAGTTACTGGTGCCAACGCAGTGATTCCAATTACTAACTCATATATTAAGTTGATGGGATGGTATAGAAGTTCATGAAGGCCCTGCGGCCTTATTCTTTACCTCAACTAATCAGCTATTTTTACAATTGAGAAAAGACCGGAGAGCAAGATAGTACCCGGTCTTGACAATTTTATCATTCTGGTACTTGTGGCCAATCAATATCTGGGGTTATTGAAGTATCAACCCGACTCAGTAATACCACATACTTTTTCCAGGCAAGCAATAACGCTTTCTCTGCGTCTGAGGCCATTTCAGTCTCAACAGCATATTGTAATAAAGTCATAGCTTCATTAGCGTGTTGGCGAAGAGTGACTCGTTGTAGTTCTACTTGTTCAATCTGACTGTTTTTTTGGGCTTCGATATCTGTTACCCATTTTTCGTCATCCCATTTATCAAAATCGGTAGCGGGTTGTTTAAATGTCAGTATTTCTGGTAATTCACCTAGTTCAATAATTTCCTGCTGTTTCCCAGTTTGTGTGTTGTAAGCTATTTTTCCGCGATAATCTGGCACAATCAACCAGTTGGTTAAATCAGATGAACGGCAGACGACATAACCCTCTTGGGTATCAGGTGGCGCGTCTGTGCAGGAATTGGCGGGAAGACCAATACCAACGGAAAGATGTTCATCAGTACTGTTTAGATATTCCAGCGTAATCGCATCGTAATTAAACACAACGATACTTCCGGTACTGATAGCAATATTATTTTTATCCAGTACAGCCTTATTCATCAGGCAATCCTCACAATGTAATTAAATGCTACGTTTCGCGGACGTGTTTCTGTTCCTGCTGAAGCAAGAATCGCATCGTCCATATAACCGGAGCCACCACTTCCAATTCCGGTAGCGATACCCAATCCACGGCCATCAAATCCGTAGTTAGCATCTTTGGTGACACTATTGAGAATACAGCTCGGTGTACCCAAACCATCAGCTCCAGCACTTGAGTTAGACCACATCCGACCAAGCCTATGATTATGTCGAGCAATATCAGCCAATTGATTGGAAAGTAGATATCGACCAACGTCCACCCCACGTCCATCATCCCAGCCACGGATAAATTCACCACGTAAATCAGGTAATCTACCACTAGGATAAACTTCTGCTAATTTTGGATATAAGGATTTATCAAAGATTGCTCCATTACATTTTACCCATCCATTTGGTGGTATGTTAGTCGGCCAAGGAAGAGGTATTCCCACCGGGATTTCTTCGAGTACAGATGTACTCATTATGCTGCCCTTACAATATAGTTAAATGCTAAGTTACGTGGCCTTGATACCCCGATGTAACCTGCATTGGTAGTCCAGGTTGTTGCTGAACCTACAGATCTAGCTCTTAGTGGAATATCTTTATCTTTAGGAGTATCCCACTGTAACTTTAGGCGCTCATTGAGCGAGAAATTAACAACATTATCAGCAGGCTGACCAGCAATTTCCTGTAGTAAATAAGAACCTTCCTGCCATGTCAGTAATGAACGTGATAGATCTACCCCACGCCCAGCATCCCAGCCACGGATAAATTCACCACGCAAATCGGGTAAATTACCACCAGGATAAGCCTTGGCTAACTCCGGAAATTTCGACTTATCAAAGGCTGCACCATTACACTGAACCCATCCTTCTGGCGGTGTTTCAGTCGGCCAAGGAAGCGGCACACCGACCGGAATTAGCTTTTCCAATAAACCAAGGTTTTTCACAAAAGCATTTTTGTCTGGGATATCTGCACCGTTTTGGTTTTTTGCCAATTTACTATTAGCATTATCATAAGCTGCTTTTACTGCTTTGGGTGTTGCCGCTGTGGTTTCATCATTACTGTTAATTGCACTATTGAGTTTTGTAAAACCTTTCTCTGTCAACGTAGCGTCTGGGTGATTGCGGCTCTTTTCATGTTTCAGAATAGAACTATCTACATATTCACGCGTTGCCAGAACTATGGAAGGATCAATTTTCAGTGTTACTGAATCAGTATTGCTGACAATTAAGATCATTCTGACAGTTTGTGTTCTACCCGAACCTTCCTGTAATTGTGGTTTATAGGTTTCCGGGCAATTTGCCACCGCAATCAGGTTACCTTCACTGTCAAACAGACCAATTTCACGCATCCACCAACCGCCCTCACCTTCAGGGATAATCTGTTCGGCAATAATTTGGTTAGTGTTTACTGGGTCAACACTCAATGTATTAATTGCGGCCCGACGTTTTTCATTGACTAGCTGTGTCTGATTAACATCGGGATCAGGTAATTTACCGCCACCATCACCAACAGCCATGTGAGTAATATCGACTTTCGTTCCCAAAGCAGCAGCATTTGCCAACTTCGCTGCTCCCAGTTTGGTTAAAATTGCAAAGTATTTCATGGTGAAACCCTCAATGTATCGGTATCGATCAAATGAATTGCAGCCCCTAAAGGAGCATTGTCGCTAGTTGTGATGACGTCAGGGAGATATTGGTAAACAGTGAGGTCATCTCCAGTATAACTCGTCGCAGCGCAATAAAATTCGCCCTTAACATCCAGATTGATTGACAAACCTATCAGATGACGACTAACAGGCTTAGCATCAGAAATTAGCCGTTCTAGTTCTAAAAAAGTTTCTTCGGTGATGCCGTTTTCCTGTACCCCTATCGCTAATCGGAATGTGCCTGGTGTTTCGTTGTTCTCCCACCATTCTTTTATTTGAATGAGATAGCCTAGCGGTTCTACCACGCGACGGACGGCACCAATGGTTCCCTTGTGTTTATGCAGAAACATCGAGTTTTTTATCACGTCCCGCTTAGTATTCACCGGCCAATATTCATCCCAGCGATCAACTGACCACGCCCATGCAAGATAGGGTAAAAACTCTGAAGGACAGGTATCAGGATTCCAGAGTTTGCGGAGTCGTCGTACTTCTATGTTTTGCAGTTGCGAACATGCCTTAGCAGCAGCCAACTCCAAAACAGTAGAACCTGTTGGCAACAGGCGGTCATTCATCAGAACCTCCCACGATCAAATCCGGATTTGGTTTGGAACAATCAGTAGTTTGTGTTTTACCTATTTCCAGTTTTGCGTCAGTACAATAAGGAGCTTCATGTTTGCATATAGGTATGTCTTTCACCGGGGTTTTCAGTTCTACTCGCTGTACTCCTGCGACATGCAGCGCAGCATAGATGGCGGATAACCGGATATCCTTTCCCAACTTATGTTGGTCTTTTACATACTTATCCATATTTTTTTCAGCCAATTTACGAATAGGCTCAGACTCAGGTGTTGGCTCAAGATAGAGCACAGCATCAATCTGATATTCCACTATTTGGGCTGGTTGCACTTTTACCCGATCAGCAACCGGTCTGACATCTTCGTCGTTGAGTGCTATAACCACTTTATCCAGTAAATCTTGTGAAGGTATACCGTTATGTTTTTCATCTTTCTTATCGTCTTTATCTTTTTCCCATACCCATTTCTGTGACAGAATAGTTACAGTTACATTAGCCGGTGATGGACTGATGACAGAGACATCCGCAACAGTTTGATATTCACCTTTACCTTTTCCATCACCTTTATTAACACTAATACCTTCATTAGCTTTAAGGGCATGATATTCGTACGCACCTATCGGCCCTGCAACACTTAGTCCTTCGAAGGCTCTCTGGATACGGTTACGGAAGGTGCTATCAGGTTCCATAACGGCCCGAGTAACGTTATAGTTCGCACCTAATTGGTCTAAATCGCCATTGGTTGCATAGGCCAGCATCACTGCACGAGCCGCTTCATTTACCCGCTGACGCAATATCAATTCTCGGTAAGCATTTTCTTCAAGCAACTTAACCAGAGGTTCGGATTCGAGTTCTAATGTTCGAGTAATAGCATCCCGTTGTTCTTCAGGGTAAAGAGATATTAATTTGGCTTTACGCTCAGCCAATAGTCTTTCATAATCCAGTGGCTCTACTACATCAGGTGGTGGCAGCTGGCTTAGGTCTACCAGGTCAATAGTCGGCATTGTTTTACCTCACAGGGATGGATAGAGAAAACACCCCAGGGGACAGCTGATAATGACCAGATATATCTACTGTCATTTTGCCGTCTTGTTGGGTATTTATGGTGATAGCTGTCAGATTAATTCGTGGTTCCCAGCGGCTGATAGCTGTATAACTGGCAGCCATAACTTGCAGACGTAGAGCCGAGTTTTGTGGCCAGTCAATTAATTCAGGTAGCAGAGAACCATAAGTGCGACGTTCTAAACGGCTACCTACGGGGGTTAGTAAGATATCGCTGACAGACTGGCGTACATGTTCCAAATCTGTCAGGCTACGACCGGTTTGCCGGTTCATTCCAAGATACATCATTATACTGGACCTCCTGTTGTCGCACCGCCTGCCATGACGCCGGAGTGTTGGTGAGAATGTAAGGTCACACCATTAGAACTGAGTTTTCCGCCGGTATTCTCAACATCACCTTCCAACTTAATTTTCCCTTTCAACGACAGTTCGGACGCTTTCAGTTCCATTCCTTTTGTTGCTTCACACTTGACGTCATATGATTTCAGTGCAAGGTCTTTTTTCGCCGCCAGTCCAATTTTGTTATCTGCCGACATTGAGATTTCGTTATGTGATGACAATCCAATTTTGTTATCTGCCGACATTGAGATTTCGTTGTGTGATGACAATTCAATTTTGTTATTTGCCGACATTGAGATTTTATCGTGTGCTTTTAGTGTTATATTCGTTGCCTCAAGTGATATGGAAGTTTTAGCTTGCACGCTGGCAGTATTGACACCTTTTACCACTAAAGCCCCAAATTTCGGTTCATACACCATTACTGCCCCATCAGGGAAAGCAATATGGACAGCTTCGGAAGAAACTGATGGAGCTGGAAATTGATCGGAATAAATAGCCGGTAATACAAAGGAAGTGGTTAGTTCTCCACCAACGGATAGTAATAAAACCTGCTCATTAACACTGGGTGCCCACCAGGTACGGGAATGACCAGCTCGCATTGTCAACCAAGGCCGCCAGTCGGTTTTAAGATTGCTTGTCGCGATCCGGCACATACCTCGGGCATGATCCACCTCAGTAACAACACCAGTTCTGATCAGGTTACGTAATAAGCGCAGAAGCTCTGTTAGTTGTGTATCCATATTCGGAAAAATGCCATGTTAGGTAGTTATGGGTTTATGTTTGGAAGAATGACATTAAAGGTAGCGGTAGACATTAAAGGCGAATTGTAGGAAAGGTCAGACAAATTTCTTAGAAAAATAAAACTATAACAATATGAATTAAAAAGCCTTTCCCTTAGAGAGAAAGGCTTTTTAATAATCTGTAGATAGTTTTCTTGTCAACACTTAACGCAATAATCTAAGGAATTCCAATGTTGTACTGTCTAATCGTATGCTGGATATAAGATACTACAGGTAAGTTGATTACAGATAATTCCTGCTCGGATGTCGAAAACAAGCAATTACACAATTTAAATTACAGTCTCGTAGATTAAGCCATACTTTTGGCAACGCTGGTAAAAATAGAGTAATAACCCTTTGAAAAAAATCAAACTAACACCACCATTAATGGTATGGCTGTCTTCACGTCCATGCGTTACCTTTAATCCCACAGTTGCAGAATAGGTTTTGTTGCAGTTGGCATAATTTCAGGCATTTCAACTTCAGTGCCATGTGGCAGGATTACGCTATATTCAGATTCGGACAATTCCGGAAATTTTTTAAATATCAATTCAACCAATCCTGGATTAGCTTCCAAAACACGTTCAGTCATACCCTGAGTTCGGCCATAGTGACGCCAGCACAAGGCATCAACAGTATCATTTTGATGTGCAATTATTTTCATTAAGTACTCTCTATTACAAGAAATATGGTTAAATTAGAGTACCATGGTGTGCCAATAAAAGAGGGAAAACAATGAAACAACATTGTTAGAGCCATAGTACAAATGAAAAGCAAGAAGCCACTTTTCAGTGGCTAATTTTTCAATGCAATCATAACCAACTTAGAAACCATAGATTATTTATCATACAAAAATCCCACGTGCGTACTATTTATTTGTCGCATTTATTCTTCACGTGTTTCGTGATAATTAATGAGTTGTTTCGTAAGTGGAGTTGATAATTCTGCAATCCAAGTCAAAGCTAGCTCTTTATCCTCAACATGATTACATTCACAGCTTGTTGCCATTCTGGCAATAAAATTAATACGTTGCGCTATTACTGATTCCATAAGAAAGTCCACTGACAAACTTACCCCCGTATAACATAACTGTATATAAGGACAGTACACCTTGATTAGAAAAAATTAAAGGGATTTTTTATCTTTTTTAAGAACTATATTTGATAGTGTTAATATATTAATTATTGTTTTTATTGAAATAATTAATGATTAAAAAGGTTTCTTTCCTATCACAATCCGTTGTAATTAATAAGTTTTTCTTATTTTATTACTTAGAAGATTTTTGCTATTTATTTAGATTGTATAGTTTCACAAAGTATATAGATTGAAATTTAGATGCTCATGATGCAATATCATTCGTTGGATCTAGTAAATTTATGTGGAATCACTATAGCCCTTTAATTAGAGAGCTTTGTGGAGAAGAAAAACTCACTAAACTGTACTTTAAATGAAAAAAAATGTAACTGAGATAAAAATGGGTGCAGATAGTGGAGGAAAACAAGCTATCGAACGCCTTGTTAGTGCATATGGGTTTAAATCACGTCAAGCACTAAGCGACCATCTAGGTGTGTCTAAAAGCACAATGGCAAACCGGTACTTAAGAGATAGCTTTCCAGCAGATTGGGTTATTCAATGCAACCTTGAAACCAATGCTTCATTGTTATGGCTAAGCACTGGGCAAGGAGACATGTTCCCTGATGGAGAAAAGAAAAAGGAGTCTTTAGAAAACATTATCACTCCGACAATACAGCGGGTTAAATTAGTTGGTGGAAAGTTGAACGCTGACAACCCTGTGACTTTAGATACTCAACTTATTGCCAGAGAAATAAGAAAACCTCTCATTGTAGATAACAATAACACTTGGTATTTATTGAATACAGCAGAACCTGATGTTCAGGATGGTTTATGGTTAATTGATATTGAAGGGATGCATAGCATTAAAAAGATCACAAAAATTCCGGTCGGTAAAATCAGGGTATGTGATAATGATGTGACTTTTGATTGTGCAATTGATGAAATTAACTTCATTGGTCGAATTTACCTGATAATTTCCAGGTACCGATAGCTTTTTCCATTGCCGATAAATTAATTTTTTCAGATATGTAAATCCTGCTTGATGGCAATCTGCTATCTAAGTAAACGTTAGTTAGCTGAACCTAAAATATTAAGTTGATCGGTAATCTGTTTTATTTACAGGAAAATATTTATATATCGTGGATAACGATGTGTTGTAGATCAATGATAATTGTTTCCGCGAGTGGCCTTTAGCCAGCAATCTTGCGGCTTGTTGCTGTTCAGCAAATGAGAATGATACAGGTCTGCCACCTATTCTTCCCTGAGCACGAGCTGCTATTAATCCTGCATTTGTCCTTTCAACTATCAATTCTCGTTCCATCTCAGCCAGTGCACTCATAACATGAAAGAAAAATCGTCCCATAGAGGTGCTGGTATCAATACTATCAGTCAGGCTTTGAAAATGAACACCACGTTCACTTAAATCAGAAATTAAAGTAACCATATTTTTTACGCTACGTCCCAGTCGATCCAGTTTCCAAACAACTAAAGTATCTCCTTTTTTAAGCTGCTTTAAAGCTCGTTTTAAACCTGGTCTATTGGCTGTTTTTCCACTGATTTTATCCTCAAAAATCCGCTCACAATTTATACTTATCAGAGCGTTTCGCTGTAAATCACTGTTTTGGTCATTTGTTGACACCCTGACATAACCAATCTTCGCCATGTTTAATCCTGTTTAATACCAATAGGAGACTATTATTATAGAAATTATCACGGATTAGAGAATTTTGAAAAACCTTGGTTTATTGGAAA